ACCGCGAGTATCCCCTCAAGCTTATACCTTGTAGAAAGGGTAACTGGTTACATGTGGGTTCAAGTCCCACCTCGCGGACTTTAATTATATTTGCGTCATGAAAGTCACAAAGCGCGACTATAAAAAAGAGTACGAAAAGTACGGTAAGGGCGGCAAGGCTAAAAGGTACCGTGCTTTGCTAAATAAGATCAACAGGCGTAAGGGCACGTACGGAAATGGAGACGGTCTTGATGAGGCGCATGTTGGAACATCAAACAAAACCTCTCCTCAACCAGAGTCTAAAAACAGGGCAAACAATAGACCTAGGCTAAGACGAAGCAGGTAACTGTATGCACCTGTAGCTCAACAGGATAGAGCATTTCACTTCTAATGAAACGGTTCGGGGTTCGAGTCCCTGCAGGTGTACTAAATTTAATTAACATGGCTAAAGTACAAGTATCAAACTACAAAGCAAAAAGAGTCCGTCGCAAAGGCGTACACTCAAAGACCAAGCAGTCTAAGAACAAAAGTTCAAAAAACTACAAGAAGCCGTACGCTTCTCAAGGTCGATAATTATGGCTAAGTATAAGTGTGAATGCGGTGAGACCAGAGAGGCTTCTGGTGTCTCTATCAAGGTTGGTGACAATGGCGCTTACCACGACATCAAGTGCGAATGTGGTAAGTACATGGATATAGCCAACCCAAAGAGTGGCGTTCCGAGCTTCCGAAGCAATCGGTACGGACAGGTTATGTAATGAACTCCCTCGTCAACATAGAAGAATATGATGACCTTGCTATCTCTATTTGCCCCAACGGTACAAAAGGTGAAGTTATCGAACTTGGTGGGTTGGTCGTTATTCTTCCCGCTCAGCCTCCCAAAAAAGAAATTGCAGGATATGGACGGCCAGACAACCTGCAGATGTGGACGCGCACTGATATGCCCACAGAACTGTCTCGGATTAAGTCTATGGATGAGTGGGGGGAGATGCCAAGGGAGTTTCGACAAAAGTTTTCTCCGTATATCGAAGAGGAGTTTCGCCGTCGGCGTGAGGGCTTTTGGTTTTATAACAACGGTGAGCCTACATATATTACGGGGCGTCACTATATGATGCTTCAGTGGACTCGGATGGATATAGGCTATCCGAGCTACTTAAAGTTCCAAAGAGATATTTTCTTACATTTAGCAGCGTGTGAGGCGGACCCAAGATGTATTGGGCAGCTCTATACGAAGTGCAGACGTAGCGGATACACGAATATCTGCTCGTCTGTGCTTCTTGACGAAGCCACACAAGTCAAAGACAAGCTCCTAGGAATCCAGTCTAAAACTGGTAAGGACGCACAAGAAAATATCTTTATGAAGAAGGTGGTGCAAATGTTTCGTCACTACCCCTTCTTCTTCAAACCCATTCAAGATGGTACCACAAACCCACGCATGGAGCTGGCTTTTCGCGAGCCGAGTAAGAGAATCACGAAGAAGAATAAGACTACGCAGAAGGGCGAGGCTCTTAATACGGTCGTAAACTGGAAAAATACAACTAACAACGCATACGACGGTGAGAAACTTCACTTGTTGTATCTCGATGAGGCAGGCAAATGGGAAAAACCCACAGACATCAGGGACGCATGGAGGATTCAACGGACCTGTTTGATCGTCGGTCGAAAGGTCGTCGGAAAAGCAATGGTGGGAAGCACCGTAAATCCAATGGACAAAGGGGGAAAGGAGTACAAGGACCTTTGGAAGGACTCGAATCCTACGGAGAGGAACGCGAATGGTAGAACTAGAAGCGGTCTATATAGACTTTTTATTCCTGCTTATGATTCTCTTGAGGGATTCTTTGACGCACACGGACATCCAGTCGTTGAAGATCCTCCTAAGGTTCTCGATGGTCTTGATGGGGATATCATTTTTCAGGGGGCTAAGACGTACCTCAAAAACGAAAGAGAAAGCCTCAAGCAAGACCCGTCAGAGCTGAACGAGGTTATAAGGCAGTTCCCATTTACCGAGGACGAAGCCTTTAGGGATAGCATTGAGGGTAGTCTTTTTAATATTGGAAAGATCTACGAACAAATACAATACAATGACGAGCTGTTCCCCAACCCTATTGTAGTTGGAAATTTCATATGGAAGGACGGGGAGAAGGATACAGAGGTTGTTTTTAAGCCCGACCCAAAAGGCAGGTTTCGCGTGGCGTGGATGCCACCAACTGAATTACGCAACCAAAAGAAATACGAGCGCAATAAGCGCATAGCACCGAATGCAGAGCTGGGGGTAGGCGGGGTTGACTCTTATGACCTTGATGCCACCGTCGATGGACGGGGGTCTAAGGGAGCGCTACACCTGTACAACAAGTTTCACATGGAGCACCCATCGAACATGTTTGTTTTGGAGTATGCGTCCCGTCCGCCTTTAGCTAAGATATTCTACGAAGACGTTCTTATGGCCGCTGTCTTTTATGGGTATCCAATACTGATTGAGAACAACAAGTACGGCATTGCAAGACACTTTGAATCAAGAGGTTACGATGGGTATTTAATGAATAGACCAGCACACCTTTCTGCACCAAACGCTAAGGTAAACGTAAAGACAAAGGGTATTCCGTCAAACTCTCAGGATGTTATTCAAGCTCATGCTCATGCTATAGAGGCATACATACACGACCATGTGGGTATTGACAGAGACAGTGGTGAGTACGGCAAGATGTATTTCAACAGAACCCTAGAAGATTGGATAGGATTTAAAATAGACAATAGAACAAAGTATGACCTTTCTATTAGCTCTGGTTTGTGCTTGCTTGCAGCCCAAAAGGTTAAACAGAAAAAGAAAGAGTCTAGCTTTGCTGAGTCTAAGTTCTTTAGGCGATATAAGCCCATCGGCTAATTTATTATATTTGCACAAAATGCGCCTACAGTAATGCAATCATACGGTAACAAGAAGTCTAGTAACTTTCCAGATCCACTAGCTTCCCAACAAGAAAAGTCTTCTGAAGGTTACGGCACTAGTTACGCTAAGGCCATCGAGAGCCAATGGGGAAGCCTCTCGAATCAGAACTCACTGATTCGCCAGAGAAACAAAACATTTGAGCGTAACAGAGAGTACGCCAACGGTACGCAGGATACTACGATCTATAAGCAGATCCTTACTAACCTTGATCCAAACAGCGCCGATGGCAGTTTGGTAAACCTTGATTACACACCAGTTCCAATCCTCCCCAAGTTTGCAAAGATTGTCGCAAATAAGATTCTGTCAAGAGATCCATATCCTAACCTTGAGGCGATTGATCCACTCTCTTCTTCAGAGAAACAACAGGAGAAGAATAGAATAAAGAATCAGGTTATGCTCCGAGAGGAGCTTTTAAAGCTTAAGGAGATGACTGGCGGGTTGGTTCTTGGTGAAGATCCAGAGGCTTTGCCGGAGACGATGGAGGAGGCTGAAATCTTCTTGGAGACCAACATTAAGACTGACGCAGAGATTGCTGCTCAGATAGGAACAAACCTCACGCTCTCTTGGAGCAACTTTAACGACGGCATTTTTAGAAGAGTCGTTAATGACCTCGTCGCTTTGGGGATGGGTGTCGTCAAGAGAAGCAACGATCCAAGCTATGGGATTCGCGAAGAGTACGTAGACCCCATTAACTTTATCCATAGCTATACGGAAGACCCCGGCATGAATGACTTGCAGTATGCGGGTCACATTAAGCGTGTAAGCATATCCGAACTTAAGCGGTTGGCTGGCGATCAGTTCTCCGAGGAGGACTACGAAAGGATTGCCAAAACCATTGCAGATAGATCTGGATACGATAAGAGTAGGATTAACGACACTCAGTATGACCGCACCCTAAACAAGACTATGTATGGGTATGATGAGTTCATGGTTGATATACTCGACTTTGAGTTTGTCTCTACTGACTGCATCTACTTTGAAGAGAAAGAAAACAAGTACGGCAACAAGGGATTTTTCTACGAGGGGTTCTCGTACAAGGAGAAGAAAAACTCTGTGTTTTCTCGCAAACCACACAAACTGGAAATACAGACCGTGTATGGTGGTAGCTACATCTTGGGTTGCGACAAGCTCTTTGATTATGGGATGAAGAGCAACGTTCCAAAGAACGTTCACGATATTTCTAAAGCTCGTATGTCTTATTCGCCAATTTCGACGAATATCAGACGCATGATTCCTAAGTCTCTTATCGATGGCTGTGTAGGATTTGCAGACATGCTGCAGATTACGCACCTTAAGCTTCAGCAAGCTTTGGCTAAGGCTAAACCTGATGGCTTGATCATCGACGTCGAGGGGTTGGAGAACGTACAGCTCGGCAAGGGTGGTGAGCTACAACCGCTGGAGCTGCATGATATCTACGAGCAGACTGGTGTATTCTACTACAGAAGTAAGAACCCAGAGGGTGGATTCCAAAATCCGCCTGTTCGTACCATTGACAACCACATTCGAAACATCAACGAACTGGTTAGTCTGTACAACCATTATTTGCGAATGATCCGTGATGTCACAGGCATTAACGAGATGATGGACGCATCGACACCCAAGGGTGATACGCTTGTTGGCGTTCAGCAGAATGCTATTGCGGCTGGCAATAATGCCATCTACGATATCACTAATGCTGCGATGGTTCTTTACAAAAAGGTTTGTGAGGATATCGTCAAGTGTCTGCAAATTCTGCCACAGGGCACTCCCATCTATAGCGCTTACATGAACGCTATTGGTGAGTCTAACATGAAGGTTCTTAGCAGCTTTGGTGACCTGCCCATGTACAACTTTGGAGTACAGGTAGTGAAAGACATGGAGGATAAGGATCGCATGTACCTCGAACAGAACGTTCAGATGGCTATATCTCAAAAAGAGATTGATCTTGAAGACGCCATTGCTGTTCGCAACATGAAAGATATCAATCAAGCAGAAAGACTGCTTATTGTTAGACGCAACAAGCGCATGAAGAAGTTGCAGGAGCAGGCTCAACAAAATTCTCAGATGCAGGCTCAAGTA